GGAGTTTTTCAACCAAACAAGAAACCTCGATCTTGACGTCAAACTGTTTGCGGCCGCGCTCACTGTGGACCAGTGCCGCGAGTACCAGTTACCACGGACGCCGATTAAGGAAAGCGAGCGCGGAAAAGCAAAGTGGGAAACACGGCACGGCGAGGGCGCAACGGAATTAGACGCACTCGAGGCGCTTTATCCGGGCTCGTTGGAAGCGATCCTAAGAGACGCGATCGAGAATTACTTTGACGTGACTTTACAAGATCGAGTGCGCGAGGCTCGCGGCGAGCTCGAGTCCGACTTACAAGAGCGGGCGGACTCAGCCGCGGCAGAGCATGACCAGCATATAACCGCGCTGCGTTCTGAGTACGCGAAGCTAAAGAAAAAGATTGATCGGCAAATGGCCGACTACAACAAGCGGCTGACTAAGACGTGGGCCGCATTGCGTAACGCGCTGCAAGAGAACACGCCGGACGTTGACGACTATCCGATCCCGCTGCCTTACGAAGGCACAGAGATCGAGGGCGCTTTGTATGACAGTGACCGGACCTATCTCGATCAGATCGAGGTCTATAAAGCGTTTCAGGGAAAGCGGAGCAAAGATGCCGCGGCAGATTAAAACTCGCGCTTGGGAGAAAATCTTTTGCTCGCACTGTGGCGAATGGTTGCGCGGCTTTTGGTCCGCTGTGCCGATCCCGTGGGCATTGTGTGACAGACATTGCAGACCAAAAAACAGAGGGAGAATTAAGCGGAAATGAACAAGTCAGATTCAATCATGCGATCACTGTTTGACGATCTCGAGCCTGAGCCCGATCCATTGTGGGGCAACAGGCTAAACGAGCTCGCGCGGGAACGGGATCGCATGAATCAAAAACCTTACGGGCGACAGGATAGGCCAACAACCGCAGAGCCCGTGATCCTCGACTGGCAAGAGACTAAAGAAGCAATGCGCGAGGCGATCGAGCGTTGCGACGAACACGCGGCGCCGGACTGGAAAGAAACGTTTTATAACTGCCTGGTCCACGTGGCTACCAGTGAAGAAAGTTTTACGGCCGATCACGTTTGGGATCGTCTCTCGAAGCTGCCGCGGATACCGCACACGTCTGACAATAGGGCCGCGGGCGGCGTCATTCTGCGAGCTCAGCGCAAGGGCGTGATCCGTTTGCGTCAAGGCGTCTGTGAGAAGTCAAAACGGAAACACTGTCACGGAATGCTGATCAGCGTCTATGACAGCCTCGTGTATGGCAAGCAACCGCAAGAGATCCCGGCGTATGGCTGACGAGGTTGTTGACGATCGCGCGCACTGGCCGACACCGGAGATCCCGCCGGCGCCTGTATCGGCAAAGACGCACGGCGATCCGCGCACGTGGACGGCGGCAGAGTGGGCGCTTTTCGATGCGTGGGCGCACTCATTGAAAGACTACGGACCAGGGACACGGAAACAGAGGCGGCAGAGCAATGGCAGACTTGGAAGTAAGAAACAAACTAAAGTTAATCGAGCACGGCAAGGCGCTAAACAAACGAAAAGGCGGCGCGATAGGTAGACCACGGACGGCGCAACCTCGCAGAGTGGTCCGCGCTGTGCTCGAGACTGACGAGTTGAGACTGTTAGAGGCAAAGCCGATCGGGGCGCTGCCTATGGCTGAGCACGTCAAGGCGTTGCCGCCGTTTCAGCGGTTGAGCCTCGCACAGCAATGCGAGATCAACTATGCGAAGCAACAGCCACGAGTCACGCGCGCCGTTATCAATCGCCGGGATAAGCTGGTCCATACTGAGAACGTCTTAAACTGGCGAGTTGAGATATGGCGAAAGGGCGAGACTCGCGGCACTGACAAGCCGCTGTTTTTCTTTCGGACTGAGTGCCTGGTACTCGGCGCGAGTGGCGGTCAGAACAGACGCAGCAAGTCAGAGTTTGACACGCCTCACGAGTGCCTAAAGTTTGCGCGCTGGAAAGCTGGCGAACGTGAAAAGCTGTGGCGCGGCCGTGGCCGCTACGCCTCGCCGTTGCCGACAAAGAAGCGCCGGCGTTGGCGCGGCGGATACATTGCGCCGTCAAAGACGGACACGAAACTGATCGACGTCATTACGAGCTGCGAGTGCCCCGTGGGCGAGGCCACGTGTCCCGTATGCCGCAAACAGGTTGAGCGCAACGCCTATGCTGTGAGATCACATTTACGGCCGCACGTTCGCAAAGGTCTGTTACAATCCGCACAGGCTGACGAGATCCTATCTTTTCTCGTGGTCCAACACTGTGACAGCGGCTTAATCGGGCACTGCTTAACTGATGATAGTTTCCGCGATCGAGGAATATCCGTTAGAGCTTAGACCATGCTGTATCACCGTCACTTGTCACAAGCGCCTGATCCTCAAAGGCCGAAAGGCCGGGCGTCCGCACTGGCATTGTAGATACTGTCAAACGTTTTTCCCGGCGCGCTCTACTCACAGGCTGAGCAAGTATCCGCACGAGACGCGGCCGCATTGTGTGAAGTGTCACCAGCGCATGAGCGTCACGGGCTCGGGTGGTAAATGGCCGTCATGGCGCTGCAAAGAGTGTCGGCACTCGTGCGTTATGACCAGGACAGGGACCAGGGCCGCACGTGGCCGTAAACCAAAGATCGTTAAACTGCGAGCCCGGAAAGTCCGACAGATTAAAACTCCCACAGCGGCAGAGCGCCGGCGTGTTGAGTTTGAAAAGTCAATGCAGATCCCGCTTTGCATTGAGCATCGATCGGCAATGTACCGGCGAGGCGAGGGCGCGCCGTGGTCATGCTTTCGTTGTGAACAGCCGCCAAGCGCCGCGCAGATCAAAGCACAAAAGATCCTCGCACTGTGGCCGCTCGACGCGCGCCCGCATTGTCGACGCTGTAAAGCGCGCATGACGATCCATAAAGCGTTGAGTCAGAATCCTCGCTGGTCCTGTAATCCGTGCGAAGTGAAAGCGCCTGTCACGCAAACGCCGCGAACGCCTCACAAGCATATTGACGTGGGCGTTAGGCCGTACTGCCTCGAGTGCAAGGTTGAGTGCGGCGTGGGCGGCACACCAGGGCGGCGCCGTTGGACTTGTGGCCGTTGTGGATTCTCGATCCTCGCTGTGGGCAAGGGCTACAGGAAAAGGCAAGAGCTCAGTTTGACAGAGGACACAGAGCAAGAGCAGATCGCGATCCTCGCGCTGATCGAGGATGGTTATTGCGAGCCCGAAGAAATAGCGGACGATCTGCCGACTATACCGCTCGACAGGATCAAGGCGCTGTGTGTGGCACTGGTCAACGCCTCGCAGCATTCTCGATATGGTTACGAGTGGCGCAAGGTAGGGCGCAAGCCGTTGCGTGGGCAATCGCGGCTCGGCATCTTTCGCAAAGACGCGCCGGCGCTGGTCCGTTCAATCTTTCAACGCAACGATCGACGCCGCCCGGATATGTACGCAGTAGATCGGGCGGGCATCACAGAGGCGAGGATCGCCGGGTAAAATTATGGCAAAGAGAATCTTTATCACTGGTGGTCCATCGACGGGCAAGAGCTCGCTTGCTGAAAAGCTGGCATATCAGCACGGCATAAAGCACGTGCTCAACACAGACGCGCTGATCGGGCTCGGATGGTCAGAGGCAAGCGAGGCCGCGGCGCGTTGGATGGACGAGCACGCCGATCAGGATTACATAGTTGAGGGATGCGCCACGGCACGGACGCTCAGAAAATGGATGCGCGGCAAGCCTGGTCAACCGCTGCCAGAGGGCTCGAGCGTTTACATTCTTAATCAGCCTTACGAGCCACAAAGCAAACCTCAACAGGCAATGGCAAAGGGCATGTATACGGTCCTGACGGAAATCTACGGCGAGATCGTCAGCCGCGGCGGCACTTTCGAGCAACACACGGGCGACACAACCACGCCTTAGACCGTCCGAAAGTGTTACAAAGGCGTTGCGGGTAAGTCATTTTGACTGCTATTATCGGGCAGTTAAATGCGCCTCGCATGAGAGATCGGCAAGCTGGTGATCAATGAATGCTTCGACGGATAAAACCACGCGAACGGGCGCGGCCACAACAAACGGCCACAACGGACACAACGGCCATGTAACAGATCCGTCAAAGCTACGGTTTCACGATATAGAGGCACAGCTTGACCACTTGCCGTCAGTCACGCCGGACAGTCTTGCACAGAGGCCGGCATGGTTACGCAATCCTCTAACAAAACTGCGAGGGCTGATCCTCATGGTACAAAAAGCGGCAACGAACAAAGCGAGCGGGAGTTTTTCGATCCGCGACGGAATAATCTACGCGATACTTGGAACGTCTTTAAGTTTCGGAGTTACAAACTATTGGAAGCGACAGGACGAACACGACGAGCTGATCAAACTCAGGACACTTGTGGAAATCTCAGAAAAGACAAACACAGAGCGCGATCTAAGGATCGAGACGGCGCGCAATTTTGCAACGATCGCGGATAAGAACGTTACCAGGCTCGAGGGAAAGATCGATCAGTTTATGCAAATCTACTCGATCAAAAACGCAGACAAAGCAAACCTAACCTATAACAAGGAGTAAAACTATGTCACTCAGTCAGTACGTCATAATTTGCAAGGGCCGGATCGACTACGCCACAGGCGCCGATACAGGCGCGAAGATCCGGGCGCTGTCAGACGCCGCTGCGTTTCTTTTGCATCACATTGAAGTCACGCAACCGGGCAGACTGTCAGAGGCGGACACAAAGCCGATCTCAGACTTGCAGCATTATCTAATGGACCACGCGGGCGACATTACACCGGCGGATCTCGAATTACACGCCGTTGAGATGTTCAACTATCTTGACGCGCTCGAGGATAAGTTTGATAAGACTCGCAACCGTGGACCGTCAGGCTCAGGCTTGCAACCGCACAAGCGCGAATAAAAACTAAGGACGAATCATGGACGCAATAAACCAATGGCAAGAGATCCAACAGCGTCAACGCGAGTTGATGCCCGTGCTACACAGGGACGGTGATCGCGTGTGGTACACAACGAAAACGCTCGAGGAATTAGAGCGCGAGCATGGTCCATTGCAGAGTTGCCGGATTGTGCTCGCGGTTGATCCGGCGTGTGGACCAGATCGTGTGATCAAGTGACTTGTATTGCAGCGGCAAAAGATGAAAACGGGATCGTGTGGATGGGCGCGGACGCGGGCCTAGATTCTGGTGATAGTTCACTGGTCACAGCAACGCCGAAAGTCTTTCAGCATGGCAAGTTTTTGATCGGCGTGTCCGGCACAAGCCGCGTGTCACAGTTGATCCGTCACGTCTTTGCGCCGCCTGAAATCAAAGGCGATCTCGCCGCTTACTTTGTGAAAGACTTTTGTGCTGCCTTGCGCGAGTGCCTAAAAGAGCACGGCGGCGAGTGTAAAAACAGCGACAGCGACGGACCAGAAACGATAATGGACGGCCGTTGTCTCGTTGCGATCAAGGGTAGGATCTTTTGCATCGACGGCAGTTATTCCGCGACAGAGATCGCCACGCCGTACCAGGCGGCGGGCAGCGGCGCTGTGGAAGCACGGGCCGCGATGTTTACCGCATACCAGCGACTACCTAAGCCTATCAGTGGCGAGCTCGTTGTTACGTGCGCGCTCGAGGCAGCGGCAGAGCTCAACCGCGAGATCCGGCCACCATTTACGATTCTGAGCCTGGAAGAATGACAGAGCATCTATGGCAAACCGATCAATCAGGACAAAGAAAAACCGCGAGGCGTTTATAGCGGCGTTAGATAAATCGCGCGGCAACGTCTCTGACGCTTGCGAAGTGATCGGCATAGGCCGGACGGCAGCGTACAAGTGGAAATCAGAGGTTGAAAGTTTCCGCGTTGAGTGGGATGACGTGGTAGAGAAGCACACGGACGCGCTCGAGTCTAAGGTTTATGAGCGCGCGTTGGACGGATGGCAAGAGCCTGTTTTTTACCAGGGCGAGGAAACCGGATCAGTCACAAAGTTTTCAGACTCTAACGCGCAATTCCTACTCAGAGCTCGCCGGCCAACAATTTACAGGGACAACAGCAAGATCGAGCTAGGCGGCGTGGACGGCGGGCCGCTCAGGATCGAGGTTGAGTTTGTGCAAGAGACGGCGCCGGACGCGCCTGATAGCGAATGAATGCGATCACAGTTATCACCAGCGGCAGACCGTTGCCGATTATTCCGCAGGGTTCGAGGTCGCGGACGATCAAGGTAACGATCCCGCAGCCGCATCCTAAACAAGCGCAGTTTGTAAACTGTACCGCAAAGAGAATAGTTGTTAAGGCCGGGCGCCGCGGCGGCAAAACTAAAGGCTTTGCGATCCGTGCGTGTAAACGTTTCCTCAAAGGGCGACGTCAGATATACGCAGCGCCTACGGCGAAACAGTTACGGCGCTTTTGGACCGTAGTATGTCGCGCACTCGCGCCGCTGATCGAGCAAGGCGTACTACACAAAAACGAGACAGAGCACATAATAGAGTTTCCCGGCACGGACGTTTCGATCCAAGCTATGACAGCCTGGAACCCGTCACAGTTGCGCGGCGACTGGTGCGACGATCTTTATCTTGACGAGTTTCAGCTAATGGCAGAGGCAACGTGGGACTCAGCGGGCGCGCCTCTACTCGCAGACCGTGACGGTGATGCCTGTTTCGGATTCACGCCGCCGTCACTTCACAGCGAGGGCACGAGCAAGGCAGACGATCCACAACACGCCGCCAAGTTTTACAACAAAGCAAAGGCCGACAAAACGGGCCGTTATGTCACTTTCAAGTTTTCGAGTTTTGATAATCCTCACATAAGCGCCGCGGCGATACGCGATCTCGCGCAAGATATGACGGCGCTCAGTTACCGGATCGAGATCCTAGTTGAGGACGTGGACCAGGCGCCGGGCGCTTTGTGGACTCGTGATCTCTGCGAAGCCTCGCGCGTGTTGGCGACGGCTGAGCGCGAGTTTGATCGCATCGTGGTCGCGGTTGATCCGTCAACTACCAGCGCCGGCGACGAGGCCGGGATAATCGGCGTGGGCCGTCATAACTGGGGCGGCTATGTTTTAGAGGATGCGAGTGTACAGGGAAGTCCTACCACGTGGGCCACAGCCGCCGTCAATCTTTACTACAGGCTCAACGCTGACGCGATCGTGGCTGAGGGAAACCAGGGCGGCGAAATGATCACAACGATAATTAACGGGATCGATCCTGATATTAAGGTTAAGATCGTTTATGCCTCGCACGGCAAAGCGGCGCGCGCTGAGCCCGTGGCCGCGTTTTTCGAGGTTGACGAGATCAAGCCAACACGCCGCGGCTTTCTCGTGGGCGACTTTCCCGATCTCGAGGACGAGCTTTGCACGTGGGAACCTATCAAAGGCAAAGAGAGTCCGAACAGATTAGACGCGATGGTTTGGGGATTCACTGAGTTATTGATTGCCGACAGCGCGCCACGCCGCGGCGGCGTTCAGCAAGTGGGCTGGTAGGCTAACAGCACGAGGTTAATGATTATGGCAACCGTTCAAATTAACGACGAAAACCGCGCAGACTTCAAGTGCAAAGCACGTCAAGATATGATGCCGGACTTAGAGCTGGTCCGCGACGTTGAACGCGGGACACCGGCGATCCGGGCCGGACGCACTAAGTATCTGCCTAAGTGGCCGGGCGAACGGACCAGCGGCTATAACCAGCGCCTCGCGCACTCGAGTTTTTTTAACGCCTATCGCAAGATCCGCAACGGCATCGTGGGCATGGTCTGTAAGACAAACCCGATCCTGGGCGACGACATACCACCGGAGATCAAAACGCATCTTGAAAACATCGATCTCGCCGGCACTCACATTGACGTGTTTGTGAAAGAGCTACTGCAAAAGGCGCTCGAGGGTCACGTGTTTGTGTTTGTCGATATGGAAAAGCCTTTGCCGCCGGGCTCGACTGCATACCAGGCACAGAAAAGCGGACGCCGGCCGTATTGGAATATGTACACAAAGGATCTCGCCTTTAACTGGCTGAGTGATCGGATCAACGGCGAGGAAGTCTTAACACAGATCACTTTTGAAGAACACGCACCAGTCAAGGCAGGACGCTACGGCGAAAAGGTTGCTTGCCAGTATCGGACGTTGTGGTTGCCCGTGCTGTTAGTGGACGAGCAAGGGTATCCCACGCTCTACGGTCCTATGCAATGGGAGTTAAAGCGGAAGAATCCCAAAGACAACACAGAGCAAGTGATCGACAAAGGGACCACAAAACTCGATCGTCTGCCCGTGGTTGTTGTGTACACAAACAAGCGCGGCTTTCTAATCAGCGATCCATACTTGATCGAGATCGCGTACTTGAATCTCGAGCATTACAAAAAGTGGTCATATCTCGACACGCAAGAGAAAGCCTTAGTGCCTATCCTGGTCCATAAAGAAGTTGATCCGCCGAACAATGGCAGAGTCCCGAAAGACAATAATCCGCCCGTCAACGAGACCAGGCAGATCGGTCCTAACGTGGTTTTCAAACTCACGGGCGAGAATGACGAGCTAAAGTGGGAGTCACACGACAGCAAGGGCGTTGACTCAGCGCGTCAAAGCCTGATCGATATAGAGCAACGCATATCGGCGCTGAGCCTGTCTATCATCGCGCCGAAAGACAAGGTTGCCGTCACGGCCACGGATAAACTGTTAGACCAGGGCGAGCGCATATCAGAGCTCGGAACGATGGCGCGCGCACTACAGGACGGCATTGAGTCACTGTTGGGCATTCACGCTCGCATGATTGGCAAGGCGGATAAGAACGGCGACGGCGGCTCGATAACGATCGTGGTCGACGACTCGCCAACAGTACCAGCGCCGGCGCCGCAAGATCCAAAAATGCCGGGCGTTGGCTTGCCCGTGGCGGACGCTGAGCGCACTGCCGCGGCAACCTCAGCCGTCAACTAAGCCTCGCCGGGACAATCTCAGCCTCACGCCTATTACAAGTCACATTGACAGATCCGCTCTGTGTCTCTGCCGTGTATACTTGCGTCCCTGTGTTTTGACACACGTTTACAAAGGGGCGTTAATTATGGCAGCAACACGGCGGGGCAAATCCCGCAAAACAACAACACAGAGCGCCGTTGACGCGCTCAACACTCTACCCGGAAACATACAAGTCAATCTCACGCGCTGTTTAGACGGCACGTGGGAGTGTGACCTAACGCAAAAGGTCGGAAAAAGCGCCTGGTCAGGCTTGCCATACAGCGGCGAGGGCCGGACGGCAAACGAGGCGGCAGCGGCCTTGCTGGCGCAATACAACGGCGCCAACGAGCGGGACCGGATACAACAGGCGATCACTAAAACAGACGGCGACAAAAAGGCGGCGGCGGCATTACTTGGCATTTCCCGTAAAACGCTCTACCGCAGACTCGAAACGCTGGCGCAGATTTAACGCGCCGGACTCTATCTTACAGGATGCTTGCTATGCGAACATTAGATCAGATCAGCCGCGAGGAATGGTTAGTTTACCAGTGGCATGAGGTAACGCCGCAAGGCTCGTGCTCACGTGTCTTTGTTAAAGGCAAAGCGCGTCAGCGCGATACTATTAACCACGCCGCGCAACAGTATGACGAAATGATCGCGTCACTCACTCAACGATCTACTAACCAAACGAAAGAGGAAACAGCACAATGCAGACTCAACAACACATAAACTCACAAGCGGGCACAAATGGGAACGGCGGATCATGGACCACGGAAGATCAGATCGCAAGTCTGACGGATCAGGCGTTGAACGGCAACACGCCTCGCAATCGACATCTTGCGCTCGTGCAATTACTGGCGAGTTTGAATAAGGCGGGCGGCACAAACGCACAAGAGGATCTTGTTAGCGTGGCGCGGGACGCCTCGATCAAACATGCGATCGGGTTGACAGATATTATTTCAAACTTGCTGACTAACACGCCTGAGCGTGAGCGCAACAGCATGAACGATCCTGACGTGTTGCCTATTCACTCGGAACGGGCCACGTTCACAGCAACGCCTGAGTGGGCCGAAACGCAGATCGAAACAATTGACGACACGGACGACGAGGATCAGCGCAATGCCTTGATCGCATTGCTGGCGTCCATTGCGCCGTCTTACACGGAGAACAAGTACAAGCACGAGATCGCGTGGCGAGCAATGCGGCATCTTTATAAGCGGATGCGACATTGTGAGCAAAGTTGCCGCGAGTTCGTTGCGCGCTACCTTGACGAAAGCGACAGTGGACCAGCGGCAACGCCGGCGGCGCTCGAGGTCGACAAGGGCGAGACGGCAACCATTGACACCGCGGCGATCGACCGCGAGATCGAGGACGCAAAGATCGATCTGTTACTTGATCTCGCGCAGGGCATGAAGTCTGAGCGGGCGTATTTGCGTTTCGCAATACGGATCAATGAGCGCGTGGGCGCCGCGCATCTTTATCCCGCGGATGATAGTCCGCCACGTTTGGAGCAAGCCGCGCGGACGCTCAAAGCTGCCAACGAAATGAGAAACAATCAGGACTATCAGCCTCGCACGTTGGAAATGCTCAACGAGCTTTATCAGCCTGACGAGCGTTTGGACCGCGAGGATCTGTTGCGCGTCTCTGCCTTTATTCAAAACTCGCGTGAGATTGACAGTATTTTTCAGACTTGCGGCGAGTTGCTATCCGACACTGAGATCAGCGCATTAACAACCATGCTCGCACACAACGCGGGCGGCGCAGTTCAATCGGCGCGCATTCAGTTGTTGCTTGAACACTTCGCGGTTTTGGCGGCGCGTGGAAATATCGGCGCGATCGACAGGGCGATCGATGCAACAAGAGAAAACCTCTACAAAGCCAACGATCACGCTTGCGGCGTTGTGACAACCGCGGAATGGATTAAAGAGGCACGGGCGGATCTCGTTGAGTACGTCACAAAGTACGGCGAGGGGGAGGCGTAAAACGATGGCAGACAACAACGGCAGCGGGGTCAATCCCGCTGCCTCTACACTTACAGCCAAACAGCAACGTGTTTTTAACTTCGTGCGGTCCTGTATCACGGCACGAGGCGAGGCGCCGACAATAGCGGAAATCTGCGCGCGGTTTAATCTGAGATCGTCAGCGAGCGCGCATACCTACCTCGTCAAGTTTGAAAAGGCCGGACTGATTAAGCGCACGGCCAACGTGCAACGCGGGATCACACTCTGCGACAACAACCACGAGGGCAACCATGACGAGAATAATTAACGCACTCGCGGCGATGGTCCATGCCGTGCTCGCTCTGTTATTTGACGAGCAACCAAAGGCGGCGCCGTGACATACGGAAACATGCCGCCCGGCGGCGTCTACAACAAACACTTAAAGGGGCGGCGCTTCAAAAGGCGCCGTTTCATTTCCAACAACAACGGACACAGGACCAGGACCATGATCAAATCGATCGACATAGAAACACTCGACGCGCGGACGTTTAACGCTGAGGACCGTCATACGATCAGCGGCGCCGTGGTCCACGGCGAGGTTGAGGCGAGCGGGATTACTTTCACGTACAGCGCACAACTAACCTCGCTCGAGCTCGAAGGACTCAACGGCGTTCTGTTGAGCGCGGATCGCCGGATGCGGAAAGCGTTAGGACTCGAAACAGCGCAAAGCAACGGCACGGGCTCAGGGCGATAAAAGTTTAACCTCGCAATGTTACTCAACACACACAAAACGGGAGTATTGCCTATGCTTAATTTCACGGATGATCTGAGATATATGCAACAGCGCACGAGGGCGCCAAACCGCGGCAAACTCGTGCGCCGTCACAAACCGCGGACGCTGATCAAGAGCGTCATGGTTTGGCTTTGTAACTGGTAAGGTTACAGACTAACAGCGGTGACGCCTCGCCGGGCTCGACACTTGGCGGGGCGTTTCCGTGTTTGCCTCGCGGTCAGTATGACAGAATTATGTCAAAATGAATGTATCAATTTCGATTCATGTGATACTATCGCCGCTGTAAATCCCGCCTAACTGTACCGGGCGGCGCGACTGAGTGATCCGGCGCTGTCTGATCAGGCAAAGTGATTTTGCAGGCGAGTCCGTTGCGCGACTGAGTGATCCGGCGCAAACCACGGCTCTATTCCAGAAAGAGGATAAACAACACAACCATGCCGACTAAAGCAAAACTGACAAAGGCTGAGTATGACGCGCTCGACGCAGAGGGCAAAAAAGCATACGAGGCGATCGGTGACTTCTTTGTTTTCACTGGCGAGATCCCTGACGTGACGAATTTGCAAACAGCACTCGACAACGAGCGGCAGTTGCACCAGACCGCGGCTAACCAGTTAAAGGCATACGCGGGGATCGATCCTGCGAAAGCAAAAGAGGCACTTGCAGCGCAGCAAAAGCCAACGAAAGAGCACGACTTAAATACGATCGAAGGTTTACGCGCCGCACTCGCTGACACGCAGAAAGCGATCAACGATATGCGGACAGACTTTGACACGAAGATCAAGACGAAAGAGGACGCGGCAAACCAGTTAATAACTGACCGCGCGATCGAGTCTGTCTTAGTCAAAGCCGGCGTAATACCTGAGGCCATGCCTGACGCTATGGCGGCAGTGCGAAAGATGGTCCGGCCACTAGCGGGCGATCCCGCAGAGCTCGGCGTGCTCGGCGCTAATGATACTTTTATCGGCACACCGTTTGAGACGTGGGCCACTAACGATCTGAGAAAGCAAAAGTCCTGGTTTTTTGCTGACTCAGGGAATGGCGGCACAGGGTCACGAGTCAACCGCAACAGCCCGGCGTTAGGCGCCGTGGATGTTTCCAAGCTGTCCGCTACTGAGCGGCTGAAATACGCCAACGAGCAAGAGGCCGCGGCGAGCGCGACAGCGAAGTAAAGGAGCCTTTACATGGCAGTCACATTAGTTGAAGCTGCAAAACTTAACACGGGTGAAGTTAAGCGCAGCGCCGTTATAGAACTGTTTGCGGAAAATTCGGCGCTACTGCGTGAAATTCCTTTTGAGGACATCGCGGGCGGATCACTCGCTTACAGCCGCGAGGAATCGTTGCCGGGGATCGCTTTCCGCGGCGTCAACGAGGGCTACACAGAATCGACGGGCGTTATCAATCCAATGACTGAGACGTTGCACATTGCTGGCGGCGATCTCGACGTGGACGTTTTCATTGTTGAGACGCGCGGGCAGGGACAGCGCGCGATACAAGAGAAAATGAAGATCAAGGCGCTCTCTTACGGGTGGGCGCAAGCGTTCATCAAAGGCGACTCGACAGTAGATCCTCGCGTTATGGACGGCCTACAAGTGCGACTCACCGGCGCACAAAAGATCGCAGCGGGCGCCACGGCCAACGGCACGCCGCTGAGTCTCGCCAAACTTGACGAGGCGATCGATGCCGTTATGAATCCGACTCACTTAATTATGAACAAAGCGTTACGGCGCCGACTCACAGCCGCGGCTCGTGACAGCACCGTGAGCGGTTTTATCACGTACACAAAAGACGCTTTCGGGCGTCCCGTGACGGTCTACAACGATCTGCCGATCCTCGTGGAAGAGGACGACACTGAGTTTTTGCCGTTCACTGAGGCCGCAACGTCCGGCACTGCCACGGCAACCTCGATCTATGTCGTTTCGTTTGGCGAGGGAATGCTGCACGGCATTCAAAACGGAGTTATGCGCGTCAAGGATCTAGGCGAGCAAGATGCAAAACCAGTGCTGCGCACTCGCGTTGAGTGGTTTGCCGGCATTGCACTAATGCACGGCCGCTCTGCCGCGCGTCTGTGGTCCATTTCTAACGCCGCCGTCACGCTATAAGGCGACAGCATAAAGGAGAATTGAACAATGGCATTTCCTAAAAGCCGGCCGGATTACACTTATGACGCGCTTTTGGCGTTGAAAGATGCGGGCTTGCTCGCGGCGAGTGCCGCGTGGCAAGTGGCGTCAGCAAACAGAATCCTCGACATAGGCACCGGGTACTTTCGCGGTGACTGTGTGATCGATGTTACCGCGATCGAGATCGCCACGGGCGACGAACGTTACACGATGGTTATCCAGGGCAGCACTTCGCCCACGTTCGCCTCAGGCATTGCTAACCTCGCGGAGTTGACCATAGGCGACGGCTCAGCAATCGGCACAGCGCAAGGCACGTCCGGCGTTGACGTTGACGACACAACGGGCCGCTATGTGTTGCCGTTCACGAATGAGCGCAACGGCGTTTACTACCCGTATATCCGCGGCCGGGTTTTTATTGCCGGCACGATTGCCACGGGTATCAATTTTCAAGCGTGGATCTCAACGCATTAAGAGGGGGTAAAGCATGGCGGGTAAAGTCACAACCACAGGCGAGAAAATCACGCGGCACGATAACACGATCACAGTGCCGCCACAGGCACTAAAGCAAACGATTTACCGCAAAGACAACGGCGAACCTCTCGAGGTTTTCAAAGTTGACGCACGCGAGATCCTTGCGGCGCCTGATAGTTTGTACGTGGCATCAAAAGAGGAATTAACGCCACAGCAACCGTCAGACGTGACAGAGACGTTAGGGGCAACGACTTTCGGAGTTGGCGAGCGTGGCCGGCCGTTGGGCGCGATCAGCGATGATCCAAACGCGGGGAAGTCTGACAAGTCTGATAAGTCCGGCAAGTCTCAGGGCGCGAGCACTGACGAGACGGAGGACACGCGCACTAAGGCTGAGCTGCAAGAGGCCGCGGAAGCGAAGGGCATCAACGTCAAAGCCTCGCACACAAAGGCCGACATTCTGCGACTGCTCGAGCTCGACGGGAAAACAAAAGCTGAGCTCGCGGAAATGGCCGACAAAAAAGGGCTCGACAGCAAGGGCTCAAAGGCCGATCTGATCAATCTGCTCGCTGACGCAGGTTAACAAGCCAACGGACACGGGGCACACAGCGGGCGCGATCTGTGTGCCTGGTCCATAACGCGCCAAGCGAGGTTAAATCATGGCGGCTGGTGCATGGCAGTTTACTAACGCCGGGCGGCAAAAGTTTTTTAACGGCACTTTCGATATAGACAGCGACACGTTTAAGATGGCGCTGTTTCTCTCAACGTCAAACATCGGCGCCGCCTCAACCACTTACGCCGGACTCACAAACGAACACGCGAACGCCAACGGATACACAACGGGCGGGATCTCGATCACGCTCACGATCGCCGGCACAACCACAGTCACGATCGACATACAAACCGATCCCACGTGGACCGCAAGCGGCGGATCAATCACGGCGAGGTTTGCTGTGATCTATGAGGTTGGCGGCGACGTGTTAGCGTATTGTTTGCTCGACTCGACACCGGCGGACGTGACAACCACAACGGGCAATCAGTTTGTGGTTGCGGCAGACGCGAACGGCGTTTTTCAGGCGACTTAATCAGAGGTTAAAACACGATGCGAAACGAGCCACGCAAAGAAATGATCAGACTTGCTGCCGAAAGTCAGGGGCACGATCCGATCGCAAAGGCCGTCACGAATTGCATAGAGGGCGAGTTTGTCAGCGCGCGCACACTAAGGGGCGAGCTCGAGGCCGCTGGTTACGAGATCAAAGAGACGGCGCGCAAGGTACTGACTCGCGTTGAGGTTTTCAAAGACGGGACTCAGATCGCTTACGCCGAAAGCGGCGATGCGGGCGATGCTCTGCTACAGGCGGCGCTTGCTTACTTGCGTTCAGCACCAGCACCGGAAGAAACAGCCGCGGCATAGAGGTATGTCTTTAGATGGCAACAGGACAAACTCTAGCGAGTTGGACCGCGGACGGCGGCGCAAGTTTCCCGGCGACTAACTTCGCCACGTTTGACACTCGCAACACGCATCCGTGCTATGACTTCGATCCCACAACGCAAGAGTCAATCTATCTGCATTTCGTGTTGCCTCGTCATTATGGCGGGAACGGCATCACGGTCTATCTACACTGGTCCGCTACCTCAGCCACGTCCGGCACGGGCGGGTGGGATGTTTCATTTGAGCGCATAGGCGACGGCCAACAGGACATTGACGCGGACGGCTTTGCGACAGCGCAGACCGTCACAGCGGCCACAGTGCCGGCGACGTCCGGCAACGTCAAGATCACAAACGTTGCAGTGTCTAACGGCGCGAATATGGACTCGATCGCCGTGGGCGAATTATTCCGTTTACGCATCCGGCGCGACGTGGCAAGCGATGATGCAACGGGCGATCTCGAGCTGGTCGCGGTTGAGTTGAAGGAAACCTAAAAACAATGGCGCGTCAATTCGGCGGCGCATCGACTGACATTATTCAGTCAACACTAACAAACGAGCCCGCGCAAGCGAGTTATTTTATTTGGGTGTACCGCATCGGCAACGGCGGCGGCGCTGGTGGTCGCGCATTCAACAAGGGCGATGCGGCCGGCGGCAATTCCGCGATAAACTTTAACAATAACAACACGGGCAACACTTACGACTTTGGGCATCAATTCTCGACGACTAACGGCGCTTGGACCGTTGCTCGCCCGCCCGTAAACGAGTGGCATAATTTCCTCATCACTTACGACAACAGCGCGGCGGCGAATAATCCGATCATTTACAAAGACGGCATTTCGCAAACTGTAACCACGGGCACAGCGCCGATCGGATCAGTGTTTCTCACCGAAACACAAAAGTACAACCTGGGAAACCGCGGCAATGACTCTGCTCGAAATTGGGATGGTTTGCTTGCGGAGTTTGCGATCTGGAATCGGATTCTAAACGCTGACGAGGCAAAGGCACTCGGCAATGGTCTAACGCCGCTGGCGATCCCTAACGGTCTAATCGAATACATTCCGCTCGTGCGCGACGTGATCAGCCGGAAACTGGCAGTGCCGACAGTGACAGGCACAACCGTTGCGGATCATCCGCGCATATACAGGCTCGGGATGCCTCACGCTTTTAGTCTGCTCGCGGGCTCGCAAACGGTGACGCCAGCGCCGGCCACGCTCACGCTCTCGAGTTTCGCGCCTCAAATTAAAACGACACTGACGCCAGCGCCGCGCACGTTGGCGCTCTCAACCTTTGCGCCTCAACTAAAGCAAACCGTCACGCCAGCTAATCGCGCTCTATCCCTGACGGCCTTTGCGCCACAGTTGCGACAGACACTAACGCCAACGCCTCGCACTCTCGCGCTGAGCTCGTTTGCGCCACAGTTAAAGCAGCAGACCACGCCAGCGGCGCGCAATCTCGTGCTGACTTCTTTTGCGCCGTCCGTCCGGCAAACTGTAACGCCGGGCGCTGCGAGCCTGAGCCTTGCGAGGTTTGCGCCTCGCCTGGTCCAAACACTTACACCGGCCGCGCGGACCATAACATTAACCAGTTTTGCGGCACAGTTACGGCAAGGCGTTACGCCGGGCTCGCAGACTCTAACGCTCACGAGTTTTGCGCCACAGTTGAAAGCTATACTGACGCCGGGCGCTCGATCGCTGGCTTTGACCACGTTCGCGGCGCACGTTAATACGTTCGTGATCGCGGGATCTGCGAGTCTCACGTTGACACTTTTCGCGCCTCGCCTGGTCCTGACTCTCACGCCAGCAAATCGCAGCCTGGTCCTGAGCATGTTTGCGCCGCTACTGCGAACACAGTTGACGCCGGCGGCGCGCACTCTCAACCTTTCCGCCTTTAGTCCGCGCTTGCTCGAGCGGATTACACCGGGATCGCGTGTCCTGGTCCTGACCACGTTTGCGCCAACACTCGATCAGAGCGTTACTGTGAGGCCGGGCAGCGCAAGCCTGACGTTTACAACCTTTGCGCCGGCGCTTATTCAGCCTGTAACGGTCACGCCTCAGACTCGCGCTATAGCCTTGCAGACTTTCGCGCCTCAACTACGCACGCAGATCACGCCAGCGGCCGGCGCACTGGTAACAACGACTTTCGCGCCCGTGCTTCGCCAGGTTGCGAGCCCGGCGCCTCGCGCGCTTTTGTTGACAACCACAGCGCCACAGTTGCAGACCACGATCACGGTCACGGGCCGGACGTTGACGCTGACAGCCTTTGCGCCAACGGTCAGCGGCTTTGCCGTGATTCAGGCTCGCACGCTGAGCTCGTCACGTGGCGCAACGTTGGGCGTTAGTCAATCCGGCGTGAGGATCTTTACAGGGCGCACAAGCGCGGGGATCAAAGATGGCCGATAACATTTTTACAGTTAAGCAAAATGATCGATTGCCGTCCCTGGTGATTATTGCGCGTGACAATCTAGGACCAGTGGACCTATCGGGATACACGGCGACGTTTCGCGCCTTTAACGTGCTGACGGGCGAGACAAAGATCAACGCCGCGGCAACCATCGCAACCGATCCGACTTTCACGGCATCCGGCGCGACGCTCACGCTTAGCAGTGCGGACGTGAGAGTGGACCAGGACGTTACCTTAAAGTCCACAGGCGCATTGCCGGGCGGTCTGAGCGCGAGCAAAAAATACTTTGTGGTTTCAGTTGTCGGCACTGCCATAAAGCTGTCTGAGGCTAAAGGCGGCGCGCCGATCACTACCACAAGCGCGGGCACAGGCACTCACACGCTGATCGTGGGCGCCGTGACTTATGACTGGTCCGCCACGGACACGGACACGCCGGGCACTTACCACGCACAGATCGAAGCAACCACAGCGGGCAAGCGCCTGACGTTTCCGAACGATTCAAACATCGTGATCGAGGTCTTATCTGATCTCAGTGAGAACAGCGAGCGCACCGTGGCGATCGTCCTGGTCATGGATCGAGTGCAACCAAACGCAGCGCCAAAACTTCGCCAGGCACAGATCGAGCTCGAGGTTGACCGGGCGCTACTTGCTGCCACATGGCAAGCCAATACTTTTTATCCGGCGGGCGTTGAGGTTTTGCCGCCCGTGCGGAATGGTTACGCATACCTCGCGCTCAACGCGGGCACGTCTCGCGCAACAGCGATCAGTCAAAGTGACTGGCAGTCAGAACCGTTTGAATCTTTTTCGGACGGTCATTCTGACAGCATGATAGAATGGGAGAACGTTGGATCGGATCGTTACAACGAGGGCATCACGGGCGTTGAGACAAACCCGTATGACATAAACCGGGCGGCGCGCGCCTGTTGGCTTATAAAGGCTCAATTGGCGTCTCAGATGATAGACGACGGCGATCTACGTTTTAGCCAGTTGCACGAGCAATGTATTAACCATGCCGCCTCTTTTCAGCCGTTCCAGCGCGCTGCGCGCTTCGTGAGGGCTTTTTAATTGGATCGACAGATATTCACCGGGCAGACTTTCGAGACAATGGCCGCGGCCATGTATGAGGACCGCGCGACTATTCGCCGGCGCGTCCGCACGAAAGCGACTGACGGCGGCAACCTGGTCGCTGACGAGATATTGGCGTCCGATATTCCGATCCGTATTAAACCATCATCGGCACAGGAAAAAGAGATCGCCGGCGCCACAGAGGCGAGCACGGCCTATACAGTGCGGATGCCCGCATGGCAAGAGACTGTGCCGCTGGTTTTAGATTCTAAATGCTTCTTAGATATTGCCGCGCGGGATGGCGGAGTTGAGGCACAGACGTTGAGCGTTGTTGCGCCTTTGCCGTCCACGGGCTCTATGCTCGACGCGGTTGCGGTTAGACAAACTTAGACGCTCGCGGCATCCGTGGGCGTCTTTTGGGGAGCTGCGAGTTTAGGGTGGCTCCTCGCTCGCGGTTCTCTATCTAACGGGGGATCTGAGTTATGCAACGCAGAGGCTTTATGACGGCGCTCGCCGGACTCATGGCGGGCGGACTATTGGCAACGCTGACCAGGCAAGCTACAGCGGCGCCGGGCGCGACGGGCGGGGCAATCGACGGCGTTGGCTCAGTGAGTCCGGCAGTAGCGCAGCGAGCGCACGAGATCGAGGCATACGGGCGGCGCGCTTTAACGTGTGAGTTTCAGGCGCTCGCGGCGTCTACGCGCGATCTCTCAGAGGCGAGTTTGCGGGTTTACCATCAAGCCGGCGAGTTGACCGGAGTATTACGCGGGAATGCCTGAGCTAAAAGACAACAGCATACAGGTCCGGCGCGAGATACAGCGCAGACTCACGGGCGGGCTCAACCGGGCCAACGAGTTTTTAGTCGACGCGGCTCGAGACGGCGCGCCGGTTGAGTCAGGGCACTTGCGCGAGGGGATCGGCGTGGTCACTCGCGCAACGGATCAGAGTCCGGTTGCTGTGGGCGCGTCTCAGGCAGACTACAGCGCGATCGTCAACAAGCGCGTGACGCCGTTTTGGATCACCGCATGGTTGCGCATGAAAAATAGTTTTGGCGGATTCTTTAAGGCATGAACGAATTAGCGATCGCACTCGTGGCGTTTATGTCAGCCGACACAGCGGCCGGCGGTCTTAATGCCGCTGACGGCGCAACGGGCGGCTTTCACCGGATCAAAGCACCAGAGGGCGCGCTGTATCCGCGGATCGTCTTTCAACCGCTGACGGGGTTGCCGTCTTATGTGACCGTGGGCGAGGCGTACAAGAAAAACTTTATTCAGTTTCGAGCGCACGCGAAAGATCCCGTCAACGGCGGCGAGTCAGGACCGGCGATCGCCTCGCGGTTGAGCAAGCGAGTGCAAACACTTTTCACTGACGCAGACTTTCAGATCACCGGATACGAGCTCATCTATTGCCGTCCTGAGCGCGAGCTAACGTCCGACACGACACAGGACCAGGCCAACGGCGAGGACGTTTATAGTGAGGGATGCGTGATCGAAATATGGACCGCTAACGCATGAGGGCACTATGAGTAAACGAGTTGAAAAATACGTGGCAAACACGGGGATCGACTTCGAGCAATTCAAGCCGGCGATCCGTGTTGAGGCAAACGAACCGATCCCGGCGCGCGTTGGCGCTGACGAGATCAAAGAGCTACTCGACGCGGGACTAATCCGCGCAGTTGAGGAAAGCGAGGCCGCAAAATGAATAACGCTGTTTCGTCACACAGAGGACGCGCGCTTGTGGACCAGTACGACATTTCGCCGTTCATAACCAAAGTGACGCCGCAAGGCTCACAGGAAATGAGCGATTGCACAACGCTTGCGGAAGATCATCGATCTTATAGTCCGGCGTTGAAAGTGGGCGAGCTCACAATGGCCGGGCTATTCCGATCAAACTCAATCGCGGGCGCGTCACTTGATGATATTTTCGGCGTGCTGCCTACCACGTCTCTAAACTTTACAGGCTTTCCAAACACACGCGCAGCGGGCTCGCCCGCATACATGATCTTATCCGACATCACGCGCTATCAGTTGGACGCTGTTACGGGCGATCTAGTCAAGTGCTCGATCTCGGCAAAGTCTCGCCAGTGGGCCGTTGAGCGCGGCGTGTCTTTGCACGATCTCACGGCAGAGACAGGCACGGGCAACGGCACCAGCGTTGACAACCTCGTGAGCACAAACAACGGCGGCGTGGCTCACTTGCACGTCACGGCGATCGCGGGCGCGGCGCCGTCTGTGGTAGTCAAGATCCAACACAGCACAAACGGATCGACGTGGGCGGACTTGCAAGCCTTTGCGGCGAGCGTGGCCGCAAGTACACAACGGATCGAGATTGCCGCGGGCACTCTCATAAATCGCTTTCTTCGCGTGGTCCAAACTTTCGGCGGGACCACAACAAGCGTCACCTATAACTTATCTTTCGCACGGAGGTTTTAACGACTATGCAGGGAGCTGTAGCAGGACACAAATACGTTTTCAAGTTTGACGATGCCGCGGGCGTGTTGCAGGATCTTTCTCAATACTCGCCTAAAGGATCGTTAGGCGTCTCTCAGGAAACCTACGACACAACCACAGCGGACGGATCAGCCTCGCGCGGCTCTATGCTCGGACTAAAGGGCGGCGACGAGTTTTCGATCGAGTTTCTTTATCACGCAACACTCGAGGCGCATCTCGCCGCGGTCTATGCGCTCACGTCCGGCGTGAGCCAAACGTATGAGTATGGACCAGACACGAGCGTTACGGGCAAACCGAAATACACAGGCGAGTGCTTTCTAATGCGTTACCAGTTAGACAACGCCGTGGGCGGGCCGGCCACGATGAACGCGACTTTCAAAATGACGGGCGCGCAATCGCGGACAACCTGGTAAGCCTGATTAACTGAGAGGGGCCACAAAATTTATGTCTGACAATCTGCAACCGGCGCAGACTAACGGCGCCGCCTTTGCTATAGGCGATCTCTTAAACCTGATCGTCCCGTTTGAGTTTCCGTTTGAGGGCCAAACGTTAAGAGGCCGCTGGTATAAATTCAAGACCGCAACGCGCAGTTACCAGAAAGAAAAGCAAGCTGAGCGCATGAGGCAGATTGACGAGTGGGGCAGTCTGCAAAAAGAGATCGCGTTACTGCAACCGGACGATCCGCGTATGGACGATCTCATTGCGCAGTGTGACGCGCTCGAGGAATCGGCACAGCGGACTAACACGGCATGGCTCGTTGACGCCGTTGTGGAATGGAACGCGATCGGGGCGGACCAGCAAACGATCCCGCTGACAGCGGCCGGGCTGATCGATGTACCTATCCCGTTTCTCGCAGCGTTCGCGCAACACTTGATCGACTCGAGGACGGACAAAAACCCTACATCGGCGGGCTCGTAGAGTTTCTCTTATCAGAGGGCGAGTCCGGCGAGTTGCCTGATTTTTATTATCCGTTGAAACAAGCGCAGGGCGTTGCGCAGTTTATGAATTGCTCAGTACAGGACGCGATCAAGTTGGCGCAAGCTGACGGCGAGACATTTAATAACGTGATCCTGACCGTGAGGGCGGAAAAGCTGGTAAACACGCAGCGGGAAAAGGATCGGAGATTCGCGCATGGCGGGTGAAAACTTCGAGCTCTACAGTCTCACTTCCAAGCTAACGCTTGACGCCTCGCAGTTTGATCGCGTCTATGGCGAGTCTCGCAAAAAAGTTGCCACGCTGGCAGACGACTTTAAGCGGATCGAAACAGCATCACACGGGCTCGGCACGAAGATCACGCAAACGTTGCGGCCGTCACTTGGCGGCTTGCAATCCTCAATCAGCGGGCTAGGTGGACCACTAGACAGCACGATCGGCAAAATGTCGTCTATGGCTGACGTTGGCAATAAGCTGAGGCTTACAACGTCAGGGCTCGGGTTAGGTTTCGGGATCGTGGCAACGGCGGGCATTGCCGCGGCGGGCGGGATCTTCGCACTCACTAAGCGCGCCGCCGAAGCTGGCGACGAAATTTATGATCTTTCGCAAAAAGTAAACTTCACAGCGGAAACAATTTCCACACTTAAAAACGAGGGTCAGCTTGCGGGCGTTGAGTTTCAATCGATCGGCGCGAGCCTGGGGATCTTTGCTAAAAACGCTGAGCTGGCAAACGAGGGCGACAAGCGACTGTCTGCCGCCTTTAAGGTCTTACACGTTGATCTAGGAAACAACGAGACGGCGTTACGCGACACGTTCAAGGCTTTACTGGCAGTGAAAGACGAGAATCAGCAAGTGGCGCTTTCAATGCTGATTTTCGGCAAGGCCGGCAAAGAAGTTTTAGGCATCATTCATTCAATGAACGGCGACATTGACGGGGCGATCGAGAAGTTTCGCAAAATGGGATCGCTGATCACGACTGAAAGCGCAAAGGCGGCAAACGAGTTTTCTGACAAGCTGAAAATTTTAGAGCAAAGGTTTGACGGCGTGACGCGCTCGATCGGTGAACGCTTTATGCCGATCGTTACTGAGGCGCTCGATAAAGTCAGCGATGCAATGGACCAGAACAGCCAACACGCGCAGACGTGGGCTGACGATCTAGTGGCGGCGGCTGAGTTTGCGGCGGCGCAAGTCAAACACATACTCGAAGGTTTAGCGATCGTTATGGAGGGCTATCGCAAGACTTTCGGCAAGGGCTCGTTTTTTGGCGACATGGTTGAGGGCGAGACAAAGCCGCGAATGCTCTCGATCGGTGGTAACAAGGTAATGAACCTAAAGACGCACGAAGTCTTTACGGTCGACGATCAGGGACAGATCACAAGCGGCACGGGCTATCAGGAATTAGGGATTCAGGTACGCGGCGGCGACACTGGCGAATATGCGATCGCGGGCGGCGCGGGCGAGTACAGCGTGGGCGCCGGACCAGGCGGCACAAAGAAAAAGAGTGATCGCCTCGGCATCACTCGCGGCGGCGGCGGGGGCGGCGGCAAGGGCAAGGGCGAAGATCCCGCGAAGATCGAGCAGCAAGTTGCCAAGCTAAGGCTTGATGCCACAATTGCCGGGCTGAAATCTGAGCAAGACGCTAACAAACGATCACTCGAGTTGCGCCGTAAAGACTTCAACGAGTATGCCGCGCAATACATGACGATCGAGAATCGCCGGCACGCTGCCGTGCTCGCCGGGCTCGACGCTGAGCAACGCGCGGCCGAAAAACTGCCAAAGGGCAAAGCGGTTGCGCTACAGGAGATCGCCAACAAGCGGACGGCTGAGGCCACAGAGCACGAGCAAAACAGAAACCGCGTGTTAGATGAACGCGGCCGGATCTTGGACCAGATCGACAATTTTCTACGCGACCAGGACCGCTCTATAAACTCGCTGACTGCCTCGACTGACCAGTGGGACGACGCCTATCAGCAATTAGTCGACACGTTGAAAGAGGAAGGGGTCACGCTCGAGGAAACAACGCGGCAACGGATCGAAAGCAATATGGCGCGGGCGAAGGAATTAGAGCTGGTCCTGTCAGTCACGCGAGCGCGCGTTGTCGCAAACACGGTCAGGGATCGTTTTGTTACCAAAGAGGGCAAAGAGCGCCCGCCGTGGATCGATCTTGGCGGCGGCTCGACAGTGGGCGGCGAACCGGCAACCACAGGACGGCCGCGCGTGGCGACGGTTGACGAGATCGTGAAGCGTGAAAAAGAAGCGTTGCGGCGCGAGCGCATCACGGAGATCGCCACAGACCTGACGTTTACAATCGGCAGCGCGATCGAGGAAGGCTTTAGGCATGGCGTCAAGGCGGGCATAAAAGAATTTGAGATCGGCATGTTAGAAATGCTGAAAAGCGCCGCGCTCAACGCGCTCGAAAAACGGATCGAGAAACTACTAGGCGGCGGTCAGAACAGCGACCAGGACCAGGGCGGCGGCGGTCTGTGGTCCACGATCGCGCATTTTGGGATCTCCGCGATCGGCGCTTTGTTTGGCGGCGGCGGCAGCGAGGGCGGCGCGGGCTCAGCGGCAGCGGGCGCGATCGGCGGCTTTGCGGGCGGCGGATACGTCCCGCCTGATACTTATTACTGGCGCGGCGAGCACGGACCAGAGCTCGTCAAAAGCGGATCTAGTGGCGACTCTGTTATGTCGCACTCTGACTCTCTCGCCTTTGCCGGCGCGATGGCGGGCGGCGGCATGAACGTAAACATTTACGCTCAGGATATTAGCCAGGCGTTTTCACGTCAGACCATGACACAGGCAAAAAGCAAACTGAGAAGACTACAGCGAGGGCGTTAAATGGCTTTCCATGACGTGACATTCCCGGTTGAGGTGCGATCACTGCAAGGCACGCCGAAATGGCGCGTTGACGTGATCGAAATGGCCGCGGCTGAGCAGCGCGTGATCCTCGACTCGGATTCAATGAGAGACTATGAGGCCGCACACTCGACGCTCACGCTACAGCAAGGGCGCGACATATTAAAGTTTTTCAATGCGCGCCGCGGTCCTGGTCACTCATTCAAGATCAGAGACAAGATACTGTATCAGGCCACGGCTGAGCCTATCGGCACAGCGGGCGGGATCGGCTCGAGTATGCAGTTGATCATAAACGAGGGCGATACAGCCAACGCTTACAACCGCGAAATATACTTGCCTGAGACTGGCAGTGTTGTGATCAAGGCCGGCGTCACAACGATGGTTGAGGGCACGGACTATTCACTTAATTACAACGGGGCGAACGGCGGAAAATTCACGTGGATCACAAACCGATCGGGGCAGATCATCACGGCTGATTTTCGTTTCTATGTGCCTGTGCGGTTTGTCACTGAGAGTTTGCCGGATCTCGAGGTCATTCTGTGGCGTAGCAATAACACCGGCGCCGTGACTGGTCCAACGATACCGCTAAAAGAGGTCGACTATCCCGGCGAGTTTGTCTAATGGCGCTCAGAAAACCAGTTAACTACCAGTCACCGTATGACGTCGTTTCGCTAATTGGCTACCTGAGCAAGCGCACGATCGAGGGCGTTTGTGTCTGTGCTTATCTGACCAGCGCGATCGGCAATATCACTGTGGCCGTGACGAGTAGGCGCGGCGGGCTCAGTAATGTACCGGGCTATCCGTCCGTGACGTTTCTGCATACCGTGGGGCTGATGATCTCCAAAGTGCAGCATCCAGAGGACACAGAGCCAAGCAACAGCGAGGCGGACTGCCTGATCAACGCGGCCGGACTCACTGAGACGGACATTGAGGCGGGCAAGTGGGATCACGGCGCTTGCACGTTGTTCGTGACTAACGGCGACGATCCGCGCATGGGTCAATTGATCATACAAAAAGGCTTTTTCTCGAAGTTTGAAAAAGTGGGCCAACGTTACCGCGTTGAGTTGCGCGGGCTCAACGAAGCACTGGCACAAACGATCGGCAAGTACACAGAGGATCTATGTGATGCCGATTACGGGGATAAGCGATGCGGGCTCGATCTCGCGGCGCGCGGCGAGATTAAAAGCGGCACGCTGACGAGTGTTACTAATCACTACCTTTTCCGCGATACCTCGCGCACAGAGGGCGCGGAGTATTTTGATAACGCGAGCGGGATATGGACCAGCGGCTTAAATAATGGCTTTCCGTTTCACGTTGACTTGTGGAATCCAACAACAAAAGAGTTTCGATTAAGGACCGCGGCGCCGTTTCTGCCAGTGGCCGGCGACGGATACACCGTTAAGCGCGGATGCAAAAAGCGGAAAGTGCCTGACTGCCTCGACAGAAACAACGTGATCAATTTTCGTGGTACGCCGGACGTGCCAACAGGCACAGACTTTTTTGCGTTGCCGTCTCAACCTAATGCGTAAACTAGACAAAGACAAGTTTGTTTCGGATCTCATGGGGCAACGCGATAAAGAAACGCGCTGGCGTCACCAGGGCAAAGATCCTGACGTGGGCCTTGACTGCGTAGGTCTGCCGCGTTGGGCGTTCTCTCAGCAATTCGATATGCCGGCAGAGCTCGAAAGCGAGTTGCTGGCATACCATCGCAAGCCGGACGGTCAAAAGCTACTCAACACAATCCGCGCGTGGTTTGACGAGGTAGACCGCACGGAAATGCAAAAGGCTGATCTAGTGGTCATTTATGATCGCCGCAATCCGCAGCACATTGCGATCGCCACGGACGAGATCCACGTGGTTGAGGCATACGCGAGCGGCTTAACTATGAAAGTTGTTTATTGGCCGTTGGGCACGTGGCGCGAGATCGCCGGCGTCTTTCGGTTTCCTGAAACGGGAGAAAAGGCAGAGCTGTGGCAGAGGTAGCGATCAGTCTAGCAGTGGCCGCGGCATCAACCGGGCTCGAGTTGTTGTTAGCGCCTAAGCCGCACAAGCCGGCGCCGATCGATCGTGGCAAACTTGACGATCCGCGTTTCAGTATTCCCGCGCTCGGCGCGGCCATGCCTAAAGGTTGGGGCACTTTTATGACGGCGCCGATCTGGATCGATCACACGCCTGTACTCTATCGCGTAGAAGTGACACCGGGATCAGACGGCGGCAAGGGCGGCGGCGGGACGCCGCCAACGCCTGACGAGCGCAAGCACATTTATACAAAGTCCGTGATCGGAGTATTCCACAACGGGCTCGTACACAAAGGCGTCTCTCGAGCGTGGTTTAATCGGAAGCTGGTCTATAACGCTGACTTCGCGCGCAACGAGGCAACCACGTCAGCCACGCGATACGAGGCAGAGCAGGGCGTGTTAGCGGGCGGCGCGTCCGTGGTCACACAAACAGAATGCAGCGGCGGGCGCAAGGTCACGGGGATCGGCAGTGGCGGATCGGTCACGCTCAACGTTGACGTGGACGCGGCGGGCTCTTACGAGATCGGCGTGTATTACACGAGCACGGCGGATCGGACTTTCAAAGTCTCGGCCAACGGCGGCAGTCTTCACGATCTTGTTTGTCCGTCAAGCGGCGGCGCTGGTGAGGTGACCAGCGAAGTGATCACGCTTTCGCTACTCTCAGGCGCGAACACGATCAAGTTTGAAAACTCAGGCGCGGCGTGTCCTGACTTGGATCGGATCGATATTGCGCCGGCGCTCGTGTTTACGCCAGAGGGCGACGATCCGCGCGGCTTTACTGGCATTGTCAGACCGGGCGCTTTTGGTCCATCGGTTGAGGACTTCGCGTGGACGCAAGCAAACGAGTTGCCCGTGTTTTCAGATACCGCGGGCGGCGTTACTAACGGCGGCTTTTTCCAGGCGACTCTCAGCGAATGGGGAAATCCAACAGTAAGATTTTATAACGGCTCGGAGTTGCAAGAGGGCGATCCGATCATAATCGCGCTGCGTGGTCTAAACCTGACGCCTGGTTATCGCGGGCTCGGCATCATTGCGATCGATAACATTCAATTACAAAACGGTCAGTTGCCTAACGTTGAGCTCGAGGTACAGCAAGGCGTCCGCGAGCTGCCCGCGATCGTGGCCGACATTTACAACGAGGTTGGCGTAGGTCCGGAGAATCTTGATCTGACCGCACTCGAGGGCAAAGTGTTAGGCGACTCGAGCGGCTTTGATCCTGGTACTTATACCGCGATCCCGTGGTCCGGCACGAGCAACGCGACAGGCGCCGCGGGCGGCGCAATCCATAAGACCAGCGGCACAACAAACACGTGGAATAGTTACGCTGACAGCGGCGTTACTGTGGCCGCTGGTACTGACGCCGCGATCAGGTTCACGGCGGACGCCGGCACGTTTATGATCGGGTTTGCGTATACAGCAACGCCGTCAGGCTCGTTGCCGCATCCTTACGATCAAGTCCCGTTTGCTGTGTTGCTCAACCTCAACAGCAATCCGTCACAGGAAAATAGAAACGCCATACAAATGAGTCTAGGCGGATTCAACGATACCTATGACGTGGGCGTGTGGTCCCGCGGCGACGTCTTCCAGGTTGAGTATAGAAACGGGCGTTTCGCGGCTTATCAAAACGGGCTCGCGCTGACCGGATTCACGCCGCCTGTGCCGTCCACGTTTCCGTTGCGCATCGTGTTCGCCGGATATGCAACGGGCGGCGGCGCGAGTGCTGCGAGTTACGCGACGGGCGCAAACATCGGCACAGAGCCAATAGTGGCTAACGGCGGCGGGTTGTTCATGGTATCGCCGCGACCAGCGGCAGAGTTGATCGCGGAGTTAATGACGCGCTTTCAATTCACAGTGCCGGAAATCGACGGCAAGGTGGTTGCCGTGCTCAACGATGGTCCGTCAGAGTTGACGATCCCGTGGCAAGAAATAAACGCGCATCGCGGCGACAATAGACCGGAGGGCGACGGGCTGATCGTGCGGCGCGCTGATCCGTTGACGCTGCCACAGCTAACCACGCTCACGTATTCTGATCCGGCGTTTGGCTACCAGACCAGGACACAGACAGAGCCTCGCCTGTTTGGACCACAGCGCGGCCGCACTGACATCACGCTAAACATGATCGAGACGGCGCAAAACATAAAGAATCTGGCGATCGTGATTGCAAACCGCAGCGAGGTTGAGAGTCAAACATATAGCCTCAGCCTCGGGCCGAAGTATATGCGCGTTTGCCAGGGCACAAAGCTGACCGTCCCGGCACGCTCAGGCGTGACGCATTTTCTGAGAGTGAAAGAAGTCACACACGAGTTACCAGCGGGGATCGTTGAGGTTGAGTCAGTGCGCCAAGATGCGGCGGCATTTTCAGCTAACGGCGCTGTCAACGAGGATGGTTTAGAAGATCCGATCGTAAGTGTGCGCGGCAACACAAAGGGCGTCTTTATAGATGCGCCGTTAGTGCCGCCTGAGAATGCAACCGATCCCGCACAGCCTATGCTCTACGTTGCTATGTCCGGGCGCGGCTCAGGCACGTGGGCGGCGGGGTTTTTATTCCGCGAGTTTCCGATCGACTCAGGCGTGTATGAGCTACTGACGGGCACGGACAAACCAGCACAGATAGGCGTCACGGCGGGCGCGTTGGGCTCTGTGAGTGATCCAACGGTCCTAGATGCGGTCAACACGTTAGCCTTAGACTTTCACACGCTGACGAGTCTCGAAAGCGTCACACTGACAGAGCTGCAAGATAATCCTAAACTTAATCTGATCGCTATCCTCAACGGCGCGGGCGAGTGGGAATATGTGCAATTCCAAACAGTGACGCCGGGCGTTGCCAGTGCGCCGTATGTCTCGCGCTACACGATCAGCAACCTATTGCGCGGGCGCTTTAACACTGTGGGCGCAATCATCGGCCACGCCACAGGAAAAGAGGTTGTGCTAATGAACAATGCAATTAAGGCAATCGTGCTTTCAACGACACTGATCGGTCAGGCATGTAGTTATAAGTTTGTTACCGTGGGCCAACGTCCTGACGAGATCGAGGATCGTCTATTCACGTGGCGGGCGCTCAGTCTAAAACCCGAAAGGCCAACGTCTGCAAACGGCGCCTTTGACCAGGCAAGCGGCGGGCTGTTGCTCGATTGGGTGGATCAGAGTGGACCGACAGCGGATGATACTTACGATCTCATTTTCCGATCAGCCGCGGACGGCGGCGGCATTATCCGGCGTGGGCCAATAGTTATTAAACCGCTCGACTTGGCGCGTATCAGTAGCACGCCGCCTCTGATCGTGTTCATTAGTGGCGGCGGTTTCTTGTCGTCAGGGTCTTACACGTTTATCGATCCGGGCGGTTTCGATGCCGTCTATACTTCTACTGAGTGGAATACGGACCACAAGATCGCTGTGGTTGAGGCCGATAGTCCGTTTAGCCTCGCGGGCGGCGGCATGGTTGAAACACAGGTTGCGCCGGGCGGCGGCGTTAATGCGTTGTTTCCTAGTTTTTGGGGAATCCTGCCGACACTTGGCGGCGATCCAAACGTACACGGGTGGGTCAAAGCCGGCACTACAGATCCCGACACAGTGCGGCCGCGGGGATCTCCGATCGGGCTTTACAATTATACGATGGTTCCGGGCGACAGATTTACCATTCAAATCTCGCCGGATGGCACGATCAGCTATTACATAAACTACATGGGCGCCGTCTCGCATCCGTGGTATGTATCGCCTGACAAACTCGATCTGACTTTGATGTATCGGTTGCAGTTTGATAACACGCCATACGACACCGGGATCAGCGCCTCTACCTATACCGTGGCCGTGAGGAATACGCGCTGGTTGCGAAACGTGCCGGAGTTTACTTACACGGGCGAAATGCAAAAGGCCGATAATGCGGACGTGCTGCCGTCCGTGGTCCACGTGGGCATCCGAAAGAGATCCGCGCATCCGTTAGGGCCACCGTCAGACTGGCTCTATCTAACGTTTACCAGACCGTGAGGCTCAGTGATTAGATGGCATTACGCGATTACATTACAGGGCCGTTAAATTTGATCTTGGCACAGTTGCGCGCATTGTGCGATGCGATAGATGCCGCCTTGTTATCATTGCCGCCCGCTCGCACTCAGGCTCAGCTTGACGCGCTGAGCCCAAAACCGATCGGCGTTCTTTTCTTCAATACGACCACAGGCAAGATCCAGTTTTACGACTCAACAAAGTGGGTGATCCTGGGCGAGGGCAGCGGGACAGTGATCGGCGTTACGCCGTCCGCAACAGCCTCGTGGGAAAGTGACCACGGCGTTACGGGCTCGCCGGCGTCCGCGTGGCAATCTATAGACGGCACTGTAACGCTTGCTCAGGCGTCAGGCTCGCAACGTCCGGCAGTCACGGCGGGCGCTTTTGGCTCAACCGTTGGGCTGACGTTCGACGGCGTAAATGATTACTTGACCGTTGCCACTAAGGTTATCACGGCGACGGGCGCGGCAACGATCAGCATAGTGTTTAAGACGGCCGCGGCTGTCACTGGCCCACAAGTGCTCGTGAGTCAATCAAACACGGCCTTGTCAAATGACTGGTTTGAGATCGGCGTGGCCGCTGACGCGCGGGTTTATGTAGAGTCCAACGTGGCCGGGACAAAGCACACGATCAAAGGCGCTACGCCTCTGCTACCTTCGACGGTTTACGATCTCATACTGTGCTTTGACGGCACGGATTATTTTTTAATGGTCAAAGGCAAAGAGGAAAACCCGATCACGATCGAGAACATAGGCGCCTTTGACTGGTTTGGGCGCGTGGGCGGCACGAGCGCCTTTACTGTGGGCGCAACGCTGACGAGCGGCGGCGCACAACGGCCATACACGGGCGCGATCGCAAGAGTTTTCCTGTGGGCTGAGGATCTGACGGCATAACACTATGGCTCTTTTCACTTCATCACAGACCGGAGATTGGAATAGCGCGGCAACGTGGGGCGGCGCGGGCGTACCAGGCGCGGGCGATACTGTCTCGATCGGCGCGCACACAATCACAGTGAGCGACACGCGGATCATAGGCACGAGCCCAAACAACAACACGACCGCAGTGATCGATATAACCAGCGGATCGGGCGTGTTGCTCGTTAATGGCTCGCTAACCATTCGCGGCAATCTTGGCATGGTCAACGCCTCAACGCTGACACTTGGACCGGGCGGATCTCTTTTGTGGGATGCGTCCGCAAGCGGCGGGTTTCCTGTTTACCGGATCATCAACAGCGGCTTTTGCAAACTTAACTGTAACGGCACGGCGGGCGCGCATTGCACTATGTCCGCACCAGTGGGCGGATACACGTTTAGCCTCGTGCAAAACTACTCACAACTACAGATCACCTATTGCGACTTTACTCGTATTGCCGCCGGCGCTTGCACAACGGGCGCGGGCGTGGGCGCGAGCGTTACGCATTGCTCGTTTACTTCGTGCGGCTTTCTCGAGCTCGTGTCGTTTCAAACTAACCAGGACTTCTTTTTTAATTACAACACTTTTGCGAGTAGCGGCACAGATAGCTTTAAACTCTCGTGGAACGTTGTCCCGACAACCTCAAATCCTCGTGAGTGCATAGGTAACAGTTTTGACGGCGCTTTTACCTATGCGTCCTATGGCGTAACGGGCTGGTCCAATTATTTCGGCGGCGGCATTGATGGCGTGGGCGATCATCCGTGGGCGTCGTTTCGGCTTAACATGGTAGTCGGCACGCGCGGCGAT